GTGATTCACATAGATAATTATAAAAAAACTGAATATATGTTATATAATTATAAACAGTTTAAAGTAGAAATTAAGAATATTTTATTAGAAATAGAAGATATAGAAAACTCATATCGAGGCATAGGAGCTATGCAATATTCAGATATGCCAAAAGCTCACAATACTAACAGTGCAATTGAGCAAGAAGTAGAACAGAAAGAAAAGAAAATTGAACATTTAAATAGATTAATAAGTAAAAAGGAAAATATTATAAAACGTATTGATAATGCTTTAGAAGCTTTAACAGAGAGAGAATGTAAATTAATAGAACTTAGATACTTTAATAAAATACCTAATAATAAAGTTGCTGAAAAATTAGATTTAGCAGAGCAAACAACATCTATTATGAATAGAAAAATAATAGATAAATTGTCTACATTAATGTTCTTTTAATAAAATATTAATTTGTGATTAAGTCATAATTAATTTAATATGTTATAATGTTATTATACGGAGTACCCAGAGGAAGGGTACTCTTTTTTATTATGTGTAGTTGCCAAGGAGGTGAGTGTATGGCTTATGATGTACTAACAGTAAAGCAAAGTGATATGGTTACAATGCTTATAGAAGGGCATAGTATAACGGATATAGCTAAGAAGTTAAATGTAACTAGGAACACGATATATGCGTGGATGAATAAGGATAATGTTAAGGCTGAGCTGGACAAGCGTAAGCGAGAGCTTGCAACCCAAGGTAACCAGATGATACTTAAGGATCTAACTACTTACATTGGTAATATAAAAGAGTTGGCTAATGATAACAGTGATAAGCGTGTAAGCCTAGCAGCTAACCAGTATCTACTCAATAGAATCTATGGTAATCCTACTAATGTAGTGGAAGATAACACTAGTGATAACAATGATAATATAGATACTAATGTATTGGAAGAAGAACTTAATAAGTTTAAGAAAATACGTAGAGTTAAGTAATATCAATGGTTATAGAAGTTTAATGTTATATAATATAACTTCGCTAAGGAATCATTTAGCGAAGTTGTGATATAAGGGGGTGGTTCTAAAATATGAATGTGTGAAAGGCTCGTTAGCCAGTTCTACATTTTTTATAAAATTTTTAAAAACCAGAAGGAGGTGAAAATCCTCCTACAACAATATTGTGTATATGTACTATAGAGCACCTTAACGGGTGCTTTTTACATACTTAGCAAAGGCTAAGAAATAATATTTGCAGGAGTGGTGATTGTATGTGAGATATAAATTTAATACTAGGTGGAAAAGTAAAAATTTAATTTGCGCCTGTTTATTTGGTAATCCAGCCTGTGATAGATATAAAAAATGTGAAGTATTGGAATTAAAATTAAATCCTTATGAAGATATAGATAAATGTATGGACCATAGATCTTATAAAAGAATTAGAAGGAAAATTCAACAATTATAAAGGATAATCTCCTAAAATGTAGAAATAGAAATTTTGAGGAGGTTTTTTTTATGGTTAAAATGACGTTTGAAGTAGGAGCAATTGTGTCTGCGGTTATTACTGGGATAATAACTTTAATTGGAGTGATAATAAACATTATTCTTATTAAATCTCAGTCTAAAAAACAAAGAACTGCTGAAATTATAACAAGAAATAGAGTTGAATGGATGCAAGAACTAAAAAAATATGTATCCGAATATAATTCATTAGTGTGTTATTATTATGATAAAAAAATTCCAGATAATTTAAATGATTATTTTGAAAAAATAAATAATGCAACATCTAGAATTAAATTACATTTAAATTTAAAGGGGATACATGATAAAAAAGTAATACATATAATTGAAGATTTAAATTCATCTTTAGAGCGGTTTTTACAACTAACTAAATATAAAGAAACTTGTAATCTAAGCTCAAATGAAAAAATGCATATGCCTAAAGAGTTAATAGAATTTTATTTCGATGAATATCCTAGTATAGGATTCAAAGCTAGTAAAGAAATATTTAAAGAAGATAAAGTGTATTTAAAGACTGAAGCTGAACTCAAACAATATTTAATAGATAATAAAAATAATGAAAGTAAAGTTATGAATAGATTTATTTCTAATGTGGTAAAATGCATTGATGAAGATTTAAAAAAATGTGTAAATAAAATGAAATATGGGCCTAAATTAATAATATTATTAACACAAATTTATTTAAAAACAGAATGGGAAAGAGTAAAAATTGAAGCTGAAAAAGGTAACAAGGCAACTTTTAAATTTGATAAAGTTTATAATGAGATAACAGGACAAGTACAAGATGAAATTGATGAATTAGAGAGGTTAATAAATAAAAGAGTGAGGTGATAAAGTACATGACGGAAGAACAACAAAATAGATATTTATTATTTAAATATCTTACAGAACAGTTTACTATTGCTGGAGCTGATGATCCAGAAGAAAAGGCAGAAGAACTTATTTTAAATAATAGTAATAACTTATTTGGCTATCATGGGCTAGCCTGGCAATTGGGAAAATTAAATATGGAGTTTTTCTGTATGTACTTTCTACAAGATACTTTTTTACCTAAAGAAAATAATAGTGCTGCTCCTATTGCAGAAGTACATAAAGAAATATGGAGCGATATAGAAAATGCTATTATTGGAGAAGGTGCTGACCAAATAGGAAGAATACTTCCAAGGGGAACTGGTAAATCTGTTTTTGGGACTTTTGCAGGTACTATATGGGCACATGCTTACAAGCATAAAAAATATACTTTAATATGTTCAGATATAGGATCTACTGCGGAAAAATTCATAAGTGATATTAAAAATACATTATTAGAAAATGAATATATTAAAAAAGCTTTTGGAATTATTTTAAATGATAAGGATAAAAGATATAAATGTAACAGTACTCAACTTGAGTTAACCAATAAAACTTTTATTGAAGCCATTTCTTCCGCTTCGCCAATGAGAGGGCGTAAATATGATAATTGTAGACCGGATTTGATTATTCTTGATGACTATCAATCTGAGGATGATGTTAGAACGGAGCAGTCAAGGGAGAATAAATGGAAAAGATATAGCGATGATGTTAAGTATGCAGCTCAAAAAGCAGTATTAAGAAATGGGAAGGTAATTAAAAAGGGAACAACTTTTATTGCATTAGGAACACTCCAACATAAGGAGTGTTTTTATTCTAGGTTATTAAAAATGCCTACATGGAAATTTAAAAAAGAAAAAGGTATATTGTTAGAAGATATAGACTTGTACTTTACCACTGGATTGTGGGGGGAGTTCAAGTCTATTTTATTTAACTTTAAAAATAACAATAGACTTGAAGATGCAAAAGAATTTTATTGGCAACACCAGAAGAAAATGAAATTTCCACTATTGTGGGGTGAATTTTGGGACTGCTTGGATATGTCATTGAGTTATTATGAAAATCCAAGTAGTTTTAAGCAGGAGGTCCAGGGTGATATTGATTCTATAGGAGAAAAGTGGTTCAAAGGTATAAGAACTGAAACAAGAAAAGAAATAGAAACTCATGCATTTAATAAAACTATGTTATTAATAGATCCTGCATCTGGTGGAGGAAAGAAAAATGACTATAGTGCTTTTTTAGTTGGTTCACAAGGTGACAATAATTTAAAGTATGCTCGTAAAGCTGAGTTAGCTAAAATTAATGCACGTACTGATTTTGATAAGTATATTGACCATGGAATAAAGCTTCTTAAAAAATATGATGATATAACCCATATTTACATGGAGAAAAACACTTTTAATGGTGCAGATGCTTTTAGTATTGAAAACAAGATTAAAGATGATCCAGTGCTAAGAAATAGAAATATAACAATAATCAATGAGCATCAAAAAAAGAATAAGGATGATAAAATTTCTACTTTAATACCTTACATTAACAAAGGACAAATTATATTTGCTGAAGAAGATGAAGAGTTTATAAACCAGGTATTAGATTTTAGAGGACAAAAATATAGCGTGCATGATGACGCTCCGGACATAACTGCTGAGTTTGGCATAAGGATAGAAAATATAGAAGTGGTTGAAAATGTGGTCTTGTTGGATAGAAGAAAATTTGGATTGTAGGAGGTGATTAAGATTATAGATATAGACTTGTTAAAAAAAGCTTATGAAGAATATACAAACAATAAAGATACTTACAATAAAATGTATAACTACTATAAGGGTAATACAGATGCTATTAATAATTATCAGATGGTAACAGAGCGTAGTAATAATAAAATAAATACTAATTTTATTAAGAAATTTATAAAAGAAGAAGTTTCTTATAGTGTTGGAAATGATGTAAATTATATAAGTAAATCTGGTAATGAAAATATAGTTAATGACATTGACTATTACCTGGACCATTGGAGCGAAGGACACGATAGTAATTTAGCTAAAAATATGCTTATATATAGTTTGGCTTATGAACTTTATTATGTAGATAAAGAAGGACAATTTTGTAGTAAAGTAATACCACCAACACAAGGATATGCTGCCATAGATGATTTTGGTAACATATCTTTTTTTATGCATTCTTATAAGTTGAAATTTGATGATACTACTTATATTGACGTATATACAGATAAAGAAATATTACATTTTAATGATAAGTTTGAGAAAATTAATAAACCTACAAAACATATTTTTGGTGCTGTGCCAGTTGGACTAGCTAAATTAAGTGAAGAGGGTAAAGATGATACTTTATTTAAGGATTTAAAAGGACTTCAAGATGCTTATGAAACTAATTTATCTGACATAAGTAATGAAATAAGTGATTTTAGAAATGCTTATATGGTGCTTACTGGAGTAAGTATAAATGAGGATGATATTCCAGCGATGAAAAAATTAGGAGTAATGCAAATTAAAGATAAAAATGGTACTGCTGCATGGTTAATTAAAAATATAAATGATACATTTATCCAAAATACTTTAAATACGTTAGAAGATAAAATGTATCAATTATCTAGTCATATTAATCATAATGAAAAAATGCAAAGTAATTTAAGTTCTTTGGCTTTAAGAGCTAGATTAATAGCTTTAGAAGAAAAATGTAAGCTTAACCAAAAATCTATTGCAGATTGTATTAAAAATAGGCTTAAATTTTTATTTATATATTTAAAAGTTATTAAGAATATTGAATATGACTTTAGAGATATAAAAATTAAGTTTACACCTAATATTCCACAGGATGATTTAATGACAGCACAAGTAATATCACAACTAGGTGATAAATTAAGTACCGAAACAGGTTTAAGTTTATTAAGCTTCATTGAAAATCCTAAAAATGAAATAAAAAAACTTAAAGATGAAAATCCAATAGACTTAGATAATATGCATTTTGGAGTTGATGAATAATGACAGAAGAAGAAAAGTTTATTGAGGGATTATATGATGAAGCCAATGAGCAGCTGAAAGAAGTTTATAAAGAACAAAAACAGAATAGAGATGAATTATTAAGAGAAATAGCATTAATTATGCTTACTTATACTATTATAGATGGTTTAATGAGCCTTAAGAGCAAAAATAAACGCAATGAATATAAAAGCTTATCCAAGTTAATTACTACCGCCACCCAGGGCCAAAAAGCTACTCAAACACGTGTTATAAATAACATTTTAGGTAATACAGTTAAAAATACTTTTGATTTTTACTCTTATAATGCTAATTTAAAAGATGTAAAGAAAATTATAGAAAATAATTTTAAAGGGAAACATTTTTCAACTAGAGTTTGGGATAATGAGAAAAAGGTCGCAGAGCATCTGCATAAACAAGTTAAAAATTTTCTTGATGGTAAGGTAAATGTTAACCAAATAAAAAAAGATATAGAAAAGACATTTAATAGTAATGCTTATGAAGCTAGGCGATTAGTTGAAGCAGAAGTAAATAGGTGTGAAGATGAAGCTTTTAAAAAGTTTTGTAAAGAAACAGGAGTTAAAAGGGTAAGAAGAAATGAAGTATTGGATCGCAGAACTTGCTCTGAGTGTGCTGACTTAGATGGTAAAATATATGATTTAAGTGATGCGCCTGGAACTGTACATCCTTTATGTCGTGGATTTAATACTATAGAAGAATAAAATTTAAAATGTGTCTTTAGTCTTAAAAGGTTAAAGGGACAAATGGGAGGAAAGTAAAATGTTAAAAAAAGATTTATTAGAATTAATAAAAGATATTGAAGACGATAAAGATGTTGACGAAATATTAGCTACTTCTGAACTGGCAACTAAGTTTGGTGGTTTAGATATGTTTAAGCAGAAAATAAATACCGATAAAGATTTTAAATCCTATATGGATAGTTTAAAGGATCAACATTTAAATAAAGGATTAGAAACATGGAAGACTAACAATTTACAGAGTTTAATTGATGAAAAAATAAAAGAATTATATCCAGAGGATGATCCAAAGGATTTAGAACTAAAAAAATTACAACAAGAAATGGAGAATATGAAGAAAGAAAAAATAAAAGAGCAGCTAACTAATAAAGCTCTTAAAATAGCGACTGAAAAAGGTCTACCAACTGATTTGGTAGATTATTTTATTGGTCAAGATGAAGAAACCACAAATAAGAATTTAGAAACATTAGAAAAAGTATTTACTGATAAGTTAGAAACTACAGTAAAAGAAAGACTTAAAGATAATAGTTATACACCACCAAGTGGAGGAAGTGAACCAGAAGGTGGCTTAGATTTTATATCTGTAATAAAAGACAATCAAGTAAAAAGAGATTAAAAAGGAGAGTGTAAAATATGACATATTTAAAGGATGAATTACAAGGGTTTGTTCCAGTAGAACAGGCAAATGGAATAATGAAAGATGTAGCGAGAGGTTCCTCTATACTTAGATTAAGTAAAGTTGAGCCTATGACGTCAGATAAGAAAAAATTTAGCATTATGACGGATGGCCCAGGAGCTTACTGGGTAGGTGAAACTGAAAGAATACAAACATCTAAGGCAGAATGGATATTCCCAGTAATGGAAGCTAAGAAGTTAGCTGTAATAATTCCAGTAACAAAAGAAAAATTAAATGATACTACTATGAACGTGTTTGGGGAAATGAGACCAGCTATTGCAGAAGCTTTTTACAAAGCTATAGATAGCGCTTGTCTATTTGGTACTAATTCCCCATTTACTAAGAGCATTTTTGGAGTTGCTGATGGAACCGGTAATAAAATAGCATTAGAAACTAATGGTGCTGGTAAGCTTGACTTAGACATAAGTGATGTTATGGCACTTGTGGAAGCTGATGGATTAGACGTTAATGGTTTCGCAGGGCACTACGGACTTAAAAATTCTTTAAGAAAATTAAGAGATGCTAATGGAAATGCTTTGTTTGTTCCAGGTGTAGGCCAAAATGAATTATATTCTAATCCTATAGAATTTGTTAGAAATGGCGGATGGGATAAGACAAAAGCTGAATTAATAGGTGGTAACTGGATGTATTCCCTTGTGGGTATGAGAGCAGGTATTGAGTATGAAATACTTAAAGAAGCAACATTACAAAGTGTTACTATGGGAGATAATAAACCATTATCTTTAGCAGAGAATGACATGGTAGCAATAAAAGCTACAATGAGATTAGGTTTCTTGCCTATAAAAGATAAGGCATTTGCTTTATTAACACCAAAAGTACAAGGATAATGAGAGGATGTAAAATTCCTCATTATCTTAAAGGAGTGATTTAATGAAAAAATATACTGATGGTAAAAATACTATATATGCTACGGAAAAAGCATATGAGGTTTTATATAAGGATAGAGGATTTAAAGAAGTTGAGGAAAAGAAATCCACTAAAAAGTAGGTGATTAAATGACTAATGAGCAAAGAAAGGCTGTTTTAGTTATTAGGAACTATTTAAACAAAGATTTAGAAGATAATTATATATTAGAAAATTATGATTTAGCAGTAGAGCAGTTAATTAATAATGCTGCTAAATTAGAAAATATAAAAACACCAGGAGTTAAATCTATGAGTGAAGGAAATCAATCAGTGAGTTTTGATAGTAATCCTTGGACTATAACAGAAGATGTTAAAGCCCTATTGCCTATACCATACGTAAGGATGTGGTAGTATGGGAGTTTTATTTAAAAATGCAGATATTACTATATACAATAGGTATTATGACAATAATTTAGGTGCCGATATGTACCAAAGGGCAGTTATTGAAGGTGTTAATTGGCAAGGCAAAAGAAATGGAAGTGTAACAGATAAGGGACTATTATTAGCAGATAGTACCCTTATTTTTATTGATAAGCTAGATAAGTATGTATCTCCTAAAAAGTTTATGAAATTAACAGATGAAGAAAGAAAAAATCATTTTACTTTTAATGTAGGAGACAAAATTGTAAAAGGCATAACTGACTTTGAGGTAACAGGTGTCAAGCCCTATCGCATAGCTGATTTGGGAAATGAGTTTGATGATGTTATAGATATAAAGTCTGTAAATCCATTATCGGGTCATTTTGAAGTGGAGGGGGTATAGTGGCAACTAAGGTTAAAATTCAAATAGATAAGACAGAAAAAATTTTACTAAAAAGATATTTAAATAAAAATGGTCAAGCACAGGTTAAGTTTACTAAAGAAGTAGCTAAAGAATGTAACAACTATGTGCCCTTTCTTACTGGTAGATTAAAGGACATGAGTGTTGAATTAAAAATAGATAAAATAATTTGGAATGCTCCATATGCTGCTAAACAATATTATCTTAATAAAGGTGGAAATAGAGGAGCTTTAAGGGGTAAGTATTGGGATAAAAGAATGTGGAGTGATAAAGGAGATAAGATAGTACAAACTGTAGCAGAGTTTTGTGGAGGTAGGAGTAAATGATAATAGATTCTTTAAGAAATTATATAAGAAAATGCCCACATCTAGATACATTTAACAATGCCATAAAAGTTAATGTAAATTATTTAGAACCTAACGCAGATGCTTATTCCATAGAAGAAGTCCCAATAGAGCCTATAGTTAAAAAGTATGTTAATGGGGACAGTGTAAGGCAATATGCATTTATTTTTACGTCTAGAGAGCCTTATGGAGCAGACGTATTAACCAACATAGATAACAGCGGATTTTATGAAAAGTTCGCCGAATGGATCGAGGAAAATAACAATAATGATATATTGCCACTGCTAGAAAATAACTTAGAATCTTTAGAAATTAAAGTTACTAGCACTGGCTATGCTTTTGCAGTTACGGAAGACACTGCTCAATTTCAAATACAGCTTAAATTAAAATATTTTAAGAAAGGAATGTAAAACATGAAAGAACTAAATACCATTCAAAAAAAAGAAAAGCTAAACGAGGTTTATGTATTGGATAATAAGGGCCCAGGTGGAGCCAATCATGTTTATATGATATGTAAAAAAGATAAAGATATTTTAGACAGTGTACTAGTAGATATAAATTTTCAAAAAGGACCTCGTAAAGAAGGAAGTTCAACTAATGGTATAGCTAATGAAGATTTATTAGAAATAGTAAGACATAGTCTTCAATCGTTTCAAGCTGGACCATTTAGTTCAAGGGAAAATGCTTGTGCATTAACTCATATAGAAGAAGCTTTAATGTGGCTTAATAGAAGAGTTGAGGATAGGATAGAGAGAAATGTTTTAGGTACAAATAATAAATAAGAAGGGAATGATATAAATGGCAGTTAGAAAGAGAAAAATTCAAGCTAATTACTTAAAAGTAACTGATGCATTTGAACTTTTGGGAACAGGCTTTACAGAGTTAAACGAAAGTCCTTCAGCCCAAACTACTAGTAAAAGATATATAAATCAATCAAGTGCTTCACAAAGTATTACTGGTTACGAATGGACAAGTGACTATACCGCTGACCAAATTAATAGTGAAAAAGCTATAGAGTATATTAGAAATATTGGGGAAATGCAATTGACAGGTCCCGATACTGAAACAGATTATTTAATAGTAGATTGGATAAACCTGCAGCAACAGAGGGCAGTTATAGAGCTAGAAAATAAAAGTTGCTATATCGGTAGATAGTTTTGAAGATAATGACGGAGATTTAGGAGTAACCGGTTCTTTCTTAGGGATTTCTGACCCAATATTAGGAACATTTGATACAAGTACCAAAGAATTTGTAGAAGGTTTTACACCTAAAACAGAAGGAACAATTACAGTTGAGGAGGGTAAATAATGAAAATTAATGGAGTGGAATTAAAAGATTTAGATATTTTAGACCTTGAAGTTGCTGAAAACTATGAAAAAGCAGTTAAGGGGATTGAAGGAATAGCTGAAAAAGTAAAAGATATGACAGTAGCTGAAAGTATTAGGACACAATGTAATGCTATATTTAAGATTTTTAACGATCTGTTTGGTGAAGGTACAGATAAAAAAATATTCGGGAATAAAGTCAATTTATTAACTTGTTTACAAGCTTTTGATGAGCTTATAACTCAAACCAATGCATCTCGTGCAGAAGTTGAAAAAATAGCTAACAAATATTCTCCTAATAGGGTAGCTAGAAGAAAGAAAAAATAATGAATATGCTAATAGATTTAGTACCAAATACAATTGAAATAGAGGACGAAATTTATGATATTAATTCAGATTTTCGCACCTCTATTTTATTTGAATTACTTATGCAAGATAACTCTATTGGTGAAGAAGATAAGCTTATACAAGCCTTACAACTTTATTATCCTGTTATACCAACTAATATTAATGTAGCTGTAGATAAAATGTTATGGTTTTATAGATGTGGGAAAGATATAATACCATCTAAAGGTACTGGAAAGGGGAAAAGTACACAAATATATAATTTTGGATATGATGATGATTATATTTATTCAGCCTTTTTAGACCAATATAGAATTGATTTGCAAGACATAGAATATCTACATTGGTGGAAGTTTAAAGCAATGTTTAAGGCTCTTAGGGAAGATAATGAGATAGTAAAAATAATGGGATATAGGAGTATGGACTTATCCAAAATAAAAGATAAAGAGGAGAAAAGTTATTATAGAAAAATGCAAGAGTTATATAAGATTCCAATTGCCAAAGATGAAAAAGATAAGTTAGAAGAAATAAATAATATTTTACTAAATGGTGGGGATATTGGCAACCTATTGTAATATATTCCTTATGTATTGTATAATTGTGGTACATGTTATATAAGGGGGAGTTAGATATGAAGAAGAATTTAGTAATTATTTTTTTATCTGCAATTATAAGCTTAAGTCTTGTAGGGTGTGGATTTACTGAAGGAGTTAAAAAAGGAGCTGAGGATGCAAATAAAAAAGATAATAATAAAGTAGCTGTAGAAACAAAAAAAGATGTTAAGAAATTTAATGTTGATTGGGCAAAATGTATAGAAGATACTAAGAAGGAATTAACTAATCAAAATAATTTTGATTTTGTAAAAGATGTTTATATAAAAGTAGAAGATAATAAGATAACATTTACTGCTGCTTTAGCTGATGCTACAAATGATAAAGTAGCACTTGATTTTGCAGATACAATGTTAAGAAGATTTAATGCGAACGCTCAACTTCAGGATAGTTCTATAAAGGGCGGAGAGAAAAATTATTTAGGTGGTCTATATGACACCTATGATATAAGCATTGGAATTGCTCCATTCAGTAAAACAAATAGTCAAAAAGATTGGTACGTTTTTGATGCTATTTCTAAAGGCGTACAAAGAGAGCCTAAATTACAAAAATAATATATAAAGTAAACTGCACTTACATTAGTAGGTGCTTTTTTAATGAGGTGATTAATATTGAAGAAATAAGATGTCCTGATTGTAATCAGTTGCTTTTGAAAGCTGATTATGTCAAAGGAGAAATAAAATGTACTAGATGCAAGAAGATAATTAAATTAGAGATTAAACAAAGAACAGAGCCAAACCACACCATAGAGTAGTGAGTGAGCCTGTCTTTTTTTATTTTATGTAAAAAGGCAGGTGAGAAATATATGGCAGATGGTAGCATTGTTATAGATACTAGAATTGATAGTAGTGGTGCTGAAAAAGGGTTACAAAAAGTAAAGGCTAGTGTTAGAAGTCAAGTTGCTAGTTTAGCTGCGGAATACCGAAAACAAGGTATGTCTGCAAGTGAAGCTATGAAAAAGCATGGTCTGAAATTGAGCGAGATTCGGATTCAAAATCTAAAAAAACAGCATTTAATTGGAAGAATGGCTTAAGTAGTATTGCCAAAGTTGGCTTGCAAACATTTAAAGTAATAGCATTAGCTACAGGAACAGTATTAAGTGGATTAGGGGCTTATGCCCTTAAAGTTGGCTCTAACTTTGAAGAAGGTATGTCCAAAGTTTCAGCTATATCTGGAGCTACTGGCGAAGACCTTAAAAAATTAACTGAAAAAGCTAAAGAAATGGGGGCTAAGACGAAATTCTCTGCAACAGAAAGTGCAGAAGCTATGCAGTATATGGCTATGGCTGGATGGAAACTGGGATATGTTAAACGGTATTGATGGAATAATGAACTTAGCTGCTGCTAGTGGGGAAGATCTGGCGTTAGTTTCTGATATCGTTACGGATGCCTTAACGGCGTTTGGAATGTCTGCTAAGGATAGCGCTCAATTTGCAGATCTATTAGCTAGTGCTGCAAGTAATTCTAATACTAATGTTAGTATGCTTGGAGAATCTTTCAAATACGTTGCTCCAGTAGCTGGTGCTTTAGGACACAGTGCTAAAGATACAGCTTTTGCTCTTGGATTAATGGCTAATGCAGGTATAAAGAGCAGTCAATCTGGTACAGCACTTAGGCTTCTTTAACTAATCTAGCACATCCTAGTAAGCAAATGGCCGAGGAAATGGATAGGTTAGGAATATCCTTAACTGATTCTAATGGAAAAGTTAAGGAGGGAAAAGCCCTTTATGATGAATTAAGACAAAAATTTAGTGGACTAACTGATGCTCAGAAAACTCAATCAGCTGCTACTATCTTTGGTAAAGAAGCTATGTCAGGTATGCTTGCAATAATAAATGCAAGTGATGAAGATTACAAAAAACTTTACGATAGCTTAAACAATTCAGCGGGTGCTGCTGAAAATATGGCTAATGTTATGAATGATAACCTAAAAGGACAGATAACTCTTTTAAAATCTGCTTTAGAAGGTTTAGGGATACAATTCTATGAGAGTGTTAATAATCCGATGAAAGATATAGTTAAAACTGCAAATGAAATGGTACAACAACTTTCAAATGCATTTGAAATGGAGGAATAACAACATTAGTTGCTGTATTAGGAAATATATTTTCACAGATAATTGTTAATATTACTGCTAGTTTACCTAAGATTATCGATTTAGCAGTGCAAGTAATCCAAAGTTTTATAACAGGTATACAAAATAACTTACCATTAATAGCATCTTCTGCAATGCAAATAGTCCAAAGTCTTGTAACTGGATTTATAACAGTACTTCCACAAATAATACAAGTAGGATTGCAGTTAATTGCAGAATTAGGAAATGGCATAAATCAGGCATTACCAAGTCTTATACCAACAATTATTAATGTTATTATAAGTATAGGAAATATGATTATTCAAAATTTACCTACCATAATACAAGCAGGATTACAGTTAATTATTCAGCTGGGAACTGGTATAGCACAAGCAATACCAACTCTTTTGCCACAAATTATAAATGTTGTAATTGGAATATGTGATATGATTATTCAAAATTTACCTACCATAATACAAGTAGGATTACAAATTATAGTAGCTTTAGCACAAGGATTAGCTGATAATTTACCAACATTAATAGAGAATGTACCAAGAATAATTAATAGTTTTACAGACGCGTTATTTGGACAATTACCTCAAATAATTGTTGCAGGTGTAAAAATTATTTTAGCTTTAATAAAGGGGTTAATTCAATCTATACCTACTATTATATCTAATATGCCACAGATAATAATGGCAATTGTAAACGCAGTATCTTTATATAATTGGTGGCAACTTGGGAGTAGTGTAATAACCAAATTGAAGAATGGGTTAATATCAATGAAAGGCAATATCGGAGCAACGGCAGCTAATATTGCAACTTCAATTGGAAACAAAATAACTAATATATTTAAAGGTGGTCTTAGTTGGGGTAAAAATTTAATGTCAAGTATAGGACAGGGATTTTCTTCAATGATAGGCTTCTTAGGAAGTTCTGCTAAAAATGTTGCCTTAAATGCATTAAATGCTATTAAATCTGCGTTTAGTGGAGGAGTTAACATTGGTAAAAACTTAATTCAGGGAATTTGGAATGGTATTTCTAATATGAAACAATGGATTTTAGACAAAATAGGAGGATATGCAGGAAGTATAATAAGTGGAATTAAAGGTGCTTTTGGAATACACTCACCATCACGTGTAATGAGAGATTTAATAGGTAAAAACTTAGTGAGAGGTATTGGAGTTGGTGTAGACGTAGAGACTCCAAAAGTGACTAAAGATATTTTAGATAATATGGATAATATAACTGCTAAAATGACTGCGGCTGTATACCAAGAACAGGCTAGAACATCAAGAGCAATGACTGCTAGAGTTAATAAAACTACAAATAATACGACTGAAACAGTAACTCATAATGATAATGGACTAACCTTAAAAGTTGATAAATTTATAAATAATACAAAACAAGATATAAAGGACATAGCTGAAGAACTTGAATTCTATAGAAAACGTAATTCATTAGCGACAGGAGGGATATAATGGAGACTGGATTTATTTGGAAGGGTATTCATAGTAATGAGAAGGGATTGAAAATTATATCCCTTCCTAATATTACAACTCCAGAAAAAAGGGAAGAAAAAATAATTATTCCAGGAAGAGATGGATATTTAACACAAAGTGATGGAAGTTATGAAGGTGAAGTTAAACCTGTAGAATTTGATATTAAACATGATAACTTTGACGACATTAAAGCATGGTTAAATGGGAGTGGAGAAGTTATATTTTCTAATGAGCCAGATAGATATTATAAAGCTAGAATAATTAATAAGTTGGATTTAGCTAGAGTTCTTGAAAAGTTCCATAGTGGAATAATACAATTCGATTGCGAACCATTTGGTTATTTACAAAAGGAAGTAATACAAATAATTACTCCAACTACTATTTATAATCAAACTAATAAAGATTCTGAACCTTATATAAGGGTTTATGGTAGTGGAACTATAACATTAAATATAAATGATAAAGTTATTAAATTTACTAATGTTGAAAATTATATAGAAATAGATTCAGAATTAATGGAGTGCTATAAAAATAATACACCTCTAAATAATCATATGTATGGTGAGTTTCCTATATTTCAGGTAGGAGAAAATAAAATAAGCTGGACAGGTAATGTATCTAAAATAGAAATAACTCCGAGATGGAGGTGCTCGTAGTGATTACACTTTACAATGAACTAGAAACTAATTTTGAACATAATGGAATAGGAATATTAAAAGACTGCTTAAAATGTGAAACGCACAGAGATTTGAGTGGTCTTTTTTCTTTAGAATTAGAATATCCAATACATTCTAAAATGGCTAATAAAATAGAAAAATTCATGATAATTAAAGCTCCAACTCCAACAGGTTTACAATTATTTAGGATACAAGAAAGAGAAAGAGATTAGGAACAATAAAAATTAATGCTACACATATTTTCTTTGACTTAGTTAGAAATTTTATAGCTGACACTAACATAATAGGAAAAACAAGACTTGAAGCAGTGCAACAGGTACTGGATAAGACTTTAACTCCTCATGAATTTATAGTTGAAGGTGATTATGGCGGGAAACAAAATAATTGTAGAATAGTAAGATATAACCCAGTAAAGGCTTTATTGGGTGATGAAGATAATACAATTAAAAATAGATGGGGACTTGAGCTTGACTTTGACAACTATAAAATTATAGCTAAAGAAAAAATAGGAAAAGAAACAGGAGTGCTAATTGCATATAAAAAAAATATGCTAGGTATTACTGAAAAACTTGATATGAGTGAAGTTGCAACCAGAATAGTACCACAAGGAGCAGAGGGGCTGTTATTGCCAGAGTATTATATTGATAGCCCTAATATTGGAGCTTATTATCAACCTTTAATAGCTCATGTTAAATTTGATGAAATAAAAGTAAAAGAACAGCCTACAGAAGGGGAAGAACCTACAGAAGATAGTGAAGGGTTTGAAACCAAAGAAGAGGCATACGCTGAAATGAGAAAGCAAGTTAATAGATTATTTACAGAAACTAAAATAGATATACCTTACTTTAACTACGAAGTTGAATTTGAGGAATTAGGCAAAACAGAAGAATATAAACAGTTTAAAGCTCTCGAAAATATTAACATTGGTGATACTGTAACAGTTAGGCATGATGAATTAGGCCTAGATTTAAATGGTAGAATAATAGCATATGATTACAATTGCTTATTAAAAAAATATATAAAAATAGAATTGGGTATGTCTAAAAAAGATTTAACATTAACTATAAAACAAGCTATGGCAGAAATTCAATTCACTAAAGAAAAAATAGAAATGGAAGTTTCCAATTTAGACAAAAGTTTAAGTAGCAAATTAGAAATAACAGAAAAACATATAATGACAGAAGTTAATGATGTCAATAGAAGTTTAAATAGTAAAATAGAACAAACAGCAGAAACAATAACATTTACAGTTAATAATCAAATATCCAATGTAAATAGTAAGATTGAACAACAGGCAGATAAAATAAATTTGGTTGTAGATGGTGGAGGAAGTATAAAGGCTGCACAAATTGCTTTAGCTATAGCTAATGATAGCAGTTCTATTAATATGTTAGCTGACACTATAAATTTAATACCAAATAACGGAGTAATAAATTTTAGTAATGGTACAAGTATAGATACTAGAGATAGTTCTGGTCAAAATAGAGACAACTTTATAAGACTAAGGGCAGATAAATATCACTATGTTTGCGTGGATGCTAACGACGGGGCTATAAGTTTATTTTTCCCAGGCGGTGGCGGTTCACATGCTTACTGGACTTTCAAAAAAGACGGGCTGTACAAAGATGGGGTAAAAGTATTATAAGAAAGGAGTGATTATATGGATAAAAAGTTTAATTTACTTATAGACACAAAACGAACAGGTTTCAATGCCGTAAGAGGATTAAAACAGGGGGACAATAATTCTATATTAAATGTTACTTTAGCACAGAATAGTGTCCCTTTTGATTTAACTGGAACAACTATAAGAATAAACTATAAAAGGCCAGACAGTAAAATATTCCTCCAAATGGCAGATGTGGTTAATGCTACAGATGGGAAAGTAAAAATAAATATACTTACTAAAGCATTAGAAAGTATAGGAGAAGTTAAGGCAGATTTAAGTATTTTTGATAAAGATAATAGGAAAATAACAAGTGCAACATTTTCTATGTTTGTAGATGGTTCTATATATAGAAATGACTATTTAGAACCAGAAGATTTAGATTTAATACAAAGTATTTGGGTTGAAGAAGATAAAAGAATTAAACAAGAAAATACCAGAAAATTAAATGAAGAAAATAGAGTATCTAATGAAAGCATTAGAGAAAAAAATGAAAAAGATAGAACTGATAAAGAACAGTTAAGGGAATTAGTAGAAGAACAAAGGCAAGACAATGAAGCAGGAAGAGAAGCAAATGAAAATAAAAGAGTTAAGAATGAAAAAACTAGGTTAGAAAATGAAAGTAAAAGGGCAGAAAATGAGGAAAATAGAATTGCTAAAGAATCTGAAAGAGTAGAAGCAGAAGAAGAAAGAAAAACAAATGAAACAACTAGGCAGCAAGGATATGCCAACATGGAAGATACTATAAATAATTTTTCTGTATGTGAAGAATTTGATTTAACTAAAAAATATAAAAAATTTAATCGAGTAGTTTATAATGGGAGTTGCTGTGAATGTTTAAAAGATTGTACTAACATATATCCAGTTAGTGCAGAATATTGGATATGTATAGCTACAAAAGGTAAAGATGGGTTAGGCAGCGGAAATATGCATACAGATGATTATGATAAAAATCAGAATGGTATAGTAGATAAGGCTGAATCTATAACAGATGGATTTATAACATATAACGTAACAGATATTAATAATAAATTTAATACTTTAAATGCAAATGACCAACATGCTAGAGAAGAAATAATAGATATTAAACTTAAACTAAAAGAGAAACTAGCAGTAGATTTTATAAACAAGTCAGGAATAGGATTCTTTGATACATTTAAGACAGATGAATATATAGAATCTACAACAGCAAAATGGAATAAAACTGACACAACAGTAGACTTTAGCAGTCCAGAATCAGAGCAAACAGTTTACCAGGCAGTAGAAAACTCAGATACAATCGAACTAGTAGGCGACCAATTAAGTGTGGGAGATAAAATAAAAGTAGGGGATAAACTAATAACAATAGAGGAGGTACTATAGTATGGAGTATATAGGAATTGAAAAGTTCGGTACTTTGTTCCTTAATAATATAGCTCAATCTAGGTCTAGTAGGCCATGGTGGTCAAATAACTACCCGGGAACTTTATCAGAACGAGGTAAAGGTACTATTCCTACACTACCATCAGATGGTACTGTTCAACTTAGAGATACACAGCGAGGGTCAGAAATACAATGGATTCATATAGCTGATAAGAGCAAACATATTTATATTAGTGACCAAGTCTTGGTAACAAAAATATCATGGAACTATTTAAATGAGCGTAATATGATATATGGAACACCAGTTACAATAGATGGAAAGAAATATAAGTTAAGAGTACCGACAGGTGGAGAAGCAAAAAATACAAATAACCCTGGCACAATACCTACCGATAACGAATGGGATACACTAGTACAGAATACAGCAAACATAATAGGATTACCAAAACCAACCACTGAAGACCTTATAAATAACAACACCTATGGACAACTAGACGGCGCACACAACCAACTATGGAATTGGTGGGGAGTAAGTACTATATGTCAAGAACTATCCAATAACTCAGTAGATACTAAAATGACAAGAGGAGACTCTAGCGCAGTAGGATTCACAGGTTATGCAACTTCCTATGTAAAAGAAGCATTCGGTTGGCGACCAGTGTTAGAATACATCGAAACAGACCCACCAGAAAAACCAGAAATAATATATCCTGTAGGAACTAATGAAAAACCTGAGGTTGTAATGGATGACCCAATTATAATCAAGACAGAATTTAACAACCCTAGTGGAGAATTTAACACTATGCCTGTAAGGGTTATGGATATGACAACTGATGCTGAAATAAAATACGCAATATCATCTAGCTTAGACTATTGGATAACTTACCCACTAATTCTTGGACACTTATATCGAGTATCTTTAAGTCATATAAACACAGCAAAACAAGAATCGGAAGTCGCAACAACATACTTCATATATGGTCAGCTAAATAAATACAAACTATCAGAACCAATAACAGTAAAACAATATGACAAGCTAAAATCATACACAGGCGGGGAAACCTTAGAAATGAAACCACAAACATTCCCAGAAACAGAAAACTCCAAAGTAAGACTAGTACCAAAAACTATGAACAGCATCCAGGCGGGGAAAACAACAACAACTAAAGAACTAGAATTTACAACAGCAACAAAAACGCCAGTAATAGGAGATAGATTGATTAAGGATAATGAAATATATTCAGTAGCAGGATTAGAACAAGGTGTAGCATATACTAACATCGACAAAACAGTATTAACTAGGACTTCAGTCGGAGTAGGTAAACTAGCTTTTGGAAATAGCTTAGGGTCAAAAACTTACATCTACAAAGGGAAGTTCTATGTAGCAATCTATGACGAGAAAGTAAAAGTATTTGAAATAGATATGGCAACAGGTGATTATTCTGCGGTCATGGTTACAGATATAACTAGCGAAAAGAACTTTTCACTAGTAGGATTTGATGATAAATTAGTTCTAGTAGCTTCAGAGGGTACTAGCCTAACATTTGCTAGATTTGATATAACTAAAAGACAAACAAGATACTCTAGTATCGGTACAGGACATAATACCAGATATTTAGATATGGCATATAATAACGACACTAAACAATTAGGGGTTGTATTAAAGGCATCGAAACCAGGAGAAACAACATATATAATTACAGCTTACAGATTTAGTTTAACAGATTTTGAAACACCAAACATGGCAGTGTTAGAAAATAAAACAATTGAGGATTACCATATACTAGATCAGACAAGTAACCCAACTATATGCTACACACATTCGATAGATAATAATTCAATAAACATTGTGTATGCAAAGGAGACTTCATACCTAGCGTCTAGCTTAGTTGAGGTTAAGTGGAAAGATGGGTCGGTAACGGTCGATAACAACTTATGGAATATACCATCAAAGCCTAATGATATTAAGATGCACGAACAATATATCTCGGATGTCGATAATAAACCAAGCAAGGCTATATTAGTAGCTTACCGAAACACCTCATCAAATACGGAAATGATAATCACATTATTAAAAGGTTCTTCTGGTGGCTATGTAGTAAGGAAACTAGCTAGTCCCGACTATACAGTAGTGGACATGCGAATAACTAGGGATAGAGAACATGGATATATATTACTATTACGTTCATACAACAATGGGATATTCAAGTATACTACGAAAACACTCAACGGCTCTTGGTCAACACCAGAACGATTATTAGCTTTATCGGGAACAAGTTCAGAACAGGTATTGGATATTGCGGAATTTAATCCATATGCATATGGAACATATCCAGGAATAATATACACAGAATATAACACAACAGAACAGAAAGCTACACTAAACTTAAAATCAGACTACACTATGGAAAAACCAAAAGCTAATAAAGTCATCTTAGATAAACCAATAACAGCCCAGACGGGGGATAAAATAAAATTCTTAGACTATGATATAGAAGTAAAAGCAGGAGAAGAAACAGCAACAATAACTCCGACAGATATAACAAATGACTATTATGAATATGAAGCCGAGTTTGAGAAGAAGCAAGAAGAAAGAAAAGTTACAGTAGTGGGGAGAAACTCAAAACTCACAACATTATATTACTATAATTATTAGGAGGTACAAAATGGGAGTTGTAATCAACCATTCAGTTATAAATCAAATAAAAGAAGAAGGAAAAAACAATTTGGCTAAAAATATGCTATTAAAAGAATTGGCTAGTTTAAGATTAGAAAACAAAGAAAAAGATTTAATAGCTAAAAATTTAATGCAACAATTAGCAGAAATAAGATTAAATTTAATAGAAAAGGAAGGTAATTAATATGAGTAATGGATTTAATTTTTGGGAGATGTGTTTTAGTTTTGGAGCAGTAGGAGAAGATATGCTTAAAAGAGCAGTTGATCTTAATGATTTAACTAAAGAAGAATATAAAACTATTACAGGACAGGAATTTATACAATAACTAAATAAATTTATAAAGGCAAAGTAGGCACCGAATAGGTGTTTTTATTTTGCCTATTTTTAATTAAGAGAGGTATAGAATGGAAAATGAAATAATTAAGATGATTGCTAGTCAAGGAGTGTTTGCGATATTTTTCGCTTATCTCCTTTTTTATGTATTAAAAGAAAATTCAAAGAGGGAAGGAAAATACCAGGATATTATTTCTATACTTACAGATAAATTTAGCATTTTAGATGATGTAAAAAAAAGTGTGGATAAGATAGAAGAGAAACTAGAAAGGTAGGTGTTCAAATGAAGTTTTTAGAACAGTTCTTACAGATAAAAAGATAATAGCACTATTAACTACTATAGTATTTTGTATTTTAAGTACAAAAGGTAGTTTATCCAGTACAGAGTTTCTTTCTGTATTTACCTTAATAATAGGATTTTATTTTGGTCAGTCTAGTGCTAGACAAGCAGTAAAAGAAAGTAAAGAGCAGGAATAAACCTGTTTTTTTTTATTAAATTTTTAGGAGGTATTTACATGAATATTAGAAATGCAAATTTAAGTTTTGGGAGTATGTCTTATGGTAATAATCCAAATGAAATAGACCTACATCACGCAGAGGCTAGTTCTTGCAGTGTTTACGATGTTCATTCATGGCACAAAGGAAATGGATGGGCGGGTATAGGTTATCATTATTTTGTAAGAAAAAACGGAGAGATATGGAAAGGTAGACCAGATAATGCCATAGGGGCTCATGTAGCTGGTCATAATACCAATACGTTAGGGATTTGTGCCGAAGGTAGTTATATGCGTGAAACTATGCCACAAGCACAGAAAAATGCAATTATAGAATTAGGCAGATACTTATGTAATAAATATGGAATTAAAAAAGTATATGGACATAGAGAAGTAGGAAGTTCCAACTGTCCTGGCACTAATTATCCTTTAGTAGAAATAAAAAATACTATTTTAAATAATAAACCAATACAAAAAGAGGAGGAAAAGAAAGTGAAAAATTTAGTAGTATACAATAACATATGTGACCAGAGGGCTGCTGAGTATCTAGCAGACAAATTAAACTGTCCAACTATATGGGGAGCTAGACCTTTTGATTATTCTTGTGTACAAAATGTTATAGGTGTAGGGGGTAAAAAAGAGCAATATACAAGTTATTTAAAGACTTTAGTATCTGGAAATAACAGATATGATACAATGCAATCAGTTTTAAATTATAATAAATAGTTTTTAAAGATACTTCTGTAATGGAAGTACCTCTTTTTTATTTTTTGAAGGAATTTTTTAACATTTGTAGAATATTAAATATAACGGCTTCCTAATAGGTTAATTATAGACCTCCTTGCTTAAGCAAAAAGAACCCCAATAAAAGGGGTTCTTTTTTTGTTGTGTAATTTTCTATATTGGTGCTATGTTTTAGTCATTTTTATTATATCCAGATGTAGAAAAATTAATCAAAGCTTTTCTATTTACCTAAAATATGTTAGGTTAAAACAGTATTGGATATAAAAAAAGTCAAATAAATTTGTAAATAAAAACTCTAGAAATAATCTAGAGTTTTTATAATATAGGAAATTAAAAATAATAATTGGATATAATAGTAAATAAAAAGAAGAGCGATATTCTACCACTCTTCTTTTGACGTCAAAAATACGTCAAAAATTTTTCTACTTTTATCTTATTTTATATAATGAAAAAATTTAAAATATCACTAAATCCATTGATTTTACTATGTTTATATAACTTTTATCTTTATTTTAAAAACATATGTTATTTTTGGCGAGAAACTAGTCATAAGAATACTATATAAAAATGAAAAAATAGCAGATTTAAAATCTTTAGGATTTTTAAAAGAAGATAGAAAAAATATAGAAAAAATGCTTAAAAAGCCTAATGGATTAATTTTAGTTACAGGGCCTACAGGCAGTGGTAAATCTACAACTTTATATTCTATGCTTCAATATATAAACAATAAAAGAAAAAAACATAATAACCATTGA